CGGCATATCCATGCCGCCGGGGCGGTGCTCCTCCATCTTGAGAGTGAGCTTGGGCAGGGTCAGGCTGGGAACATCACCCTGAAAGCTGATGCCGTCCACGAACAGGTTCATGTTGGCCAGGGTTTCGGGAATCATTGCCATGTAAAACGCTCCTTATGCCGCCGAGTCGATAACTTCGGTCAGCCATTGATTGGTAACTTCAACGCGGAAATTCGGGTTTTCCGCCGGCGGCACATCGGTAAAGCGGATGTTCCAATACACCTTGCCCTGCTCCAGCTGGCTGGCGGTGTTTAGCTCGGGGTCCGCGTACACCTCGAAATTGATGATCGCGCCCTGGTTCTTGAGGTCGCGCATGAAGGCCTGCAGGCCCTCGGTCACATCCTTGACGTAAGTCGCGGTGATAGAGCGGTCGACCGCCCACTTGTGACCGTACTGGATCGCGTCCATGACGATATCCATGGTCCGCACGCGGGTGACGAAGGCCCACTTAGGATCACTCGACAGCGTGCGGTTACCCCACAGGCGGTAGCCGTCATCGCGAATGATGGTCGCGATATTGGCGTTGTTGAGCAGGTTGGCCCGGCAGGTCTCGTCGCCGTCCAGGTACTCCACCGAGCGGGTGGTGCCGGTGACACCGACGTATTCCTTGTTCGATGGCGATGCCCAAAAACCGTATTCAGCATCGGTCCAGGCGAACAGGCCGGCGGTCCAGGCCGAGGCCGGCGCATCCACCGTGGCGGAAACGGTCGTGTCCCAGTACTTGACGCCGGGGTCGACCATGAACGCGCGCCTGGCACCAAACTCGGCGCCGTAGGCCTGGGCAGCCTCGTCGGTAGTGCCAGGGCCGTCGAGAATGGCGAGGCCGCGCAGCTTGTCAGCCAGGCCCACCAGCGCGGTACCCACCGCCAGGGTGGAGCTGTGCTTGGGCGCCACCAACAGCCGCGGCTTGGCGTTGAAGCGGCTTTTACCATCGAGCAGCGCCTGCAGGCCGGTACGGGTGCCATCGGCCAGCACACCGCCGATGATCGCGGAAGTCTGCGCGGCCGCATCCTCCACCTTGGTCACGCCACAAGCGACGATCACGGCCTTGGCACGGGTGTAGATTGCCTGGCAGGCCTTGGCGATGGCCGAGCCAGCACCAAAGGCGGCGATAGCCTCGCGCTCGCTGGTGATGAGCACCAGATCGTTTGCCTTGGCGGTTGGGGTGCTATCCACACCAGGGCCGGGGGTGAAAGTGTCGACCAGGCCAATGATCGAGGTCGACGGGATGGCGATGGTGCGCGCGCCGTTGTCGACGTTCGTTACGGTAACGCCGTGAAAGAATCCAGCCATGTTTACTCCAGATGTGAAAAGGCCCCGCAAAGCAGGGCCAGGTGGTACAGCGGAAAAGAAAACGCCCCGTCAGTGCGGGGCGTCAGTCATCGACCGGGGCGTCTTCGGGGCTCGGCGGCCAATCGACCGCCATGGGAAAGCCTTCTTGCTGCTCGATCCGGCCGAGGTCGACGCGGTAATGCTTCCAGGCGAGCAACAGCGCTTGCTCGGCCTCGGTGGCGCGCCCCAGCTCCACGGCATCCAGCAGCGGCGCAATGCGCACACTGGCCACCGCCAGGCGCTCGTCGCGGGCCGTCAACACCTCTTGCCGGCGCCCCTCCCGCTGGGCCGCTGTATCCAACAGCCAATCCTCGCCCGTCCAGGTGTAATAGCGCCCCGGGCAAGGTGTCAGGGTCAGTTCGTCAGGCAGCGGCCCGAGCGCCGCATAGGTCAGGGCTTCGCCGGTGGCCTTCACGTACACCGGCCCCCGGTGGTCCTCGACCAGCTCCCAAGCGGTCTGGTCGGCATTGCGCACAATCGCAAACCCGGCGACCGGCTCGGGCGGCGCGTCGAGGTAGGCGCGCGCCGGAATCAGCCAGTTGTCGGGCACCCGTGGGTCAGGATCAGGCACGCCGGTGCCGCACAGTTCCCAGGTAACAGGGGCTGCGTGGTAGATAGTTGGAGCGTCCATAGGATTCTCGTCAGATTTTGATATAGGCCATCAAGGCCACGTTTCGGCCGCGCGTCTCGCTGCCACCGCTTGCGCTGATCTGCAGGGTGTGGGAGTGAGCGCCCGCCGTGTCGGAAGTACCGTAGATGCTGTGGGAGTGGTCACCGCCGCCAAACCCGCCGTCAATCACGCCAGAATTCGCACCCGGCGCGCTGACCGCCGGCCGCGAGCCGGCGATATCGTTCAGGCCCATGTTCATCGTGTGACTGTGCGAACCACTGGAAGTCGTGGAGCCCGTCACCGTATGCGCATGCGCGCCTTGCGTGTCGGTTGTACCCACGTGGTTGTGCGATGCGTACAGATGATTCTGCCAGCTACCCAGCACCCGCCCAGGGTCCACGCCTCGGCCATCGTCCAAGCCCCGGACGAATTCGCCGCGCATGTCGGGCACGTTGAACGTGGTAGTGCCATTGCCAGCCCCGTGGATGGTGCCGATGGCGGCGAACAGCTCAGGGTAAGCCGTCCGACTCACCGCAGCGCCGTTTGCCTTGATATACCCGCGCGGCGCGGCAGCGGTGGCGTAGAAACTGATTTCCCCAGGCTGTACGCCTTCCTCTGCTACAACGGCTCGAACAAATGCCGTACTTGCCAACTGACCGTTGTTGGTCGCCGTCGGCGCAGTCGGACAAGTAGGCACGCCGCTAAATGCCGGGCTGATCAACGGCGCCAGTTCCATAGGCGCCCGCCAGGTGCCGTCACCGTTACTGGACCGCAAGAAAACGCGGTCCGTGTAAGGAATGTTGGCAATCTCAAACCCTCGATCACCGCTGTATACCATCCGCATCACGAAGGCAAAGGCAGGGTAGGGAGAAATGGCAGTCGGGTAGTAATAGTTACCCGACGGCCAGGCTGCTAGCTCTCCGGTTGTGGCCGGCGTCGGCCCTGATGTTGCCCCTCCAAGCCCATATTGGTTGAGGGTGTTGCGCAGGTGCTGCAGGTTCACCAGACCCTGCGCATTCCCCCCCAAGGACAACGTCGGCGCCGTCGGCGTGCCGGTTAACGCCGGACTGGCCAGCGGTGCCTTGGTCGCCAGCTGGTTGGTCATGGTGGTGGCAAAGTTCGGGTCGTTGGCCAACGCACTGGCCAGCTCACGCAAGGTATCCAGTGCCCCCGGCGACGAATCGACCAGGGTGGCTATCGCGTCCTGTACAAACTCGGTGGTGGCCAGCTGCTTGGACTTGGTCCCCTTGAGCGCAGTGGGCGCCGTAGGCGCCCCGGAAAACGTCGGGCTATCCAGGGTGGCAACATCGTTCCACGCTTGCCAAATGTTCGCCGTGCGTCGACGCCACATCAGCCGATCCGAGCCGGCTGGGAACAACAACTGAAAGCCAATCGACCCGATAACCTTGTGTACCAGCGCGCCGCCCGCGCCGCCAAACGGCAAGTTGAGCGTCGAACTGTTCACATAGTAAATACCCGCCGGCACGGTGGCATCGTCAAAGTCCGGCATGGTCGTGCCAATGCCCACTCCACCCAGGCCCAACTGAGCCAACAGGCCATAAACGAACGCCGTGTTGGCCAGCTGCTGGTTGTTGGTAGCAAGCGGTGCCGTTGGCCCCTGCGGCGTGCCGGTAAAGACCGGCGAATGCAGCCGACCGATTTCCGACCATGCCGACCAGGTGCCGGAATAGCAGGTTCGGCTAAACGTGCGGTTGCTCGGCTGATACAGCGTGTAGAACTGGGTAAAGATGCTCAGCCCTGCAGCCTGCACCAGTAACGTACCGGCGTAGGGCTCGGGGTAGTTCAGCTCAAGCGTTGCTTGGGCGTTGGACGGCTGGCCGTAGGACCCCGGCGTCAGCACGTTGTTTAGATTGGTACCGTTCGGGAGATTGGAACCCTGGACGCCGCCCGCTCCCCACCCCATGCCACCCAGCAGCGACTGCACAAACTGGGTCGTTGCCAGGGTCGTATCGTTGACCGTCAGCGCCTGCGTGGGCGCCTTGGGCGATCCGGTAAAGGTCGGGCTGGCCAGCGGTGCCTTGGACGCCAACGCATTGGTCATGGTGGCGGCAAAGTTCGGGTCGTCACCAATCGCCGCCGCCAGCTCGTTCAGGGTATCCAGAGCGCCCGGTGCAGCCGCGACCAGGGCCGCCAGAGCGGCCTGCACGAACGCGGTATTGGCGATCTGCTGGGAGCTGCTGCCCGTCGGCGCCGTCGGCGCGGTCGGAACCCCACTCAAGGCCGGGCTGGCCAGCGGCGCCTTACTCGCCAAAGCGCTGTCGACTTCCGTCTTGGTGTACACATCGGTCAGGCCGTAACCCGCCACCGTGGTCGGGTTCGTGGCGCCTACGACACGCCCGTACTTGTCGACCGTCACGCTGCGATAGGTGCCGGCAGTCACGCCGGTGCGACCAAACGCCATGTCGAAAGCCAGCCCCGAGACCCCCAGGCTGATCAGCGCGTCGGTGACCAACTGCCATGCACTGTCCCCGTTGACCGTGCCTTTCTCGACCAGCACCAGCAGCCCCGGCGTTACCTTGGCGCTGGTGTCGGCGTCCTTGGTGCGGGTCCAGGCGCCGGCCGATACCTCGTACAGACCATTTTCCTTGGCCGCCGTCTGGTTCTTCACCAGTACCCGGTTACCGGCCAGCAGCGCGACCCCGTCAATGGTCTGCAGGCCTGTCAGCGCGATATTGGCCGTGGTGGCCACGACCACCGAATGCTTGAAGTCCTGGCGGGCCAGTTCCTCGGTCACCCATTCGCGGGTGGCCAGCACAACGCTGGGGTCGATTTTCAGCTGCACATTACTGGAACTGCTGACGATCAGGCTCATGCGCACCACCTGGGTGCGGCCCGAGCCCTGGCTTAGCAGCGGCTTGTAGGTCGGGGCACAGTTGGCCACCGCGACCAGATCGCCGTCGGCATCGTACAGGCCAATCTCGCGAATCCACTTACCGCCCACCTCGGCCGGTATGACCTGCTCGGCCACGATGATTGCCGAATCAGTGTCATCGACTTTCAACTGGTTCAGCGGCGCGCGGCGCCATTCGTTGATCAGCTTCGTCTGCGTGGCATTGGGGGTCGGGTCGGTGCCGTTGGCATCACCCACGCCCATTTGTGTGATTTTCCAAGCGATGCCCAGGGCGTCCGCGTTGGCCTGTTTCGCCGCACCCACATTCGTGAGGATGGCGTAAAACTGGGAGTTTTGATCAACCATTTGCAATGTCCAAGGTGTCAATGGTGTGTTCGCGGCCGCCTCGGCCTATGCGGCCGGTGACCTCGATATCGCGCTGTGCCAGCGGGTAAACGTCCAGAACGTCGCCCTCCGTCAGCCGGCCGCCGACATAGAAACCGCCGGCCGTCTCCAGGCTGATCGCCAGGGCCGTCATGTGGCGGGAAACGGGCCGGGCGTCATCCAGGAGGGCCGTCAGCTCCTTGTAAGTGCCTTCGTCAATGCCCGCGTCGGAGACGCCGACCTTCAAGGCGAAGGTGCCGGGAACGCCCTCGGGGACCATGTTCCACCACTCGACCACCTCAATCAGGTAGCCGAACGGCTCGACCACGCGGCGCAGCGCGCCGATGGTTCCCTTGTGCGAGTGGATATAGAACGACGACCGAATGACCGAGCGCTTGACCGCCTCCGACCACCGGTCGTCCCAGCGGTCGACCGACCACGCCCAGGCCAGCAGGTACAGCATTTCGGCCGGGCAGGTGTCGGGGTTGTAGAGGCGACGCAGCATGGTCGCCAGTTCATCCTTGGCGGCCGCCTCTATGGCGGCCTCCAGGGGCGTGCGGTTGTGCGGCAACAAACTGGCCATCACTCACCCCGCTCGACGGTAAACCCCTCGCACCAGGCCGCTTGGGCCTTGGTCGGCCTGATATCAGCCCAGCCCGCCAGCTCCACGCGGCCAACCCCGTCGAGATGCAGCTGGGCATCAACCGCAGAACGCGACACCTCAACCCCCAGCCGGCGGCGGGGATTGATCCATGCAGCCAGGCGCGCCCTGCACTCAGCCAGTACGCCCTCGCTTTCCGGCCCGGTGCTGGCCATGTACAGCTTGGCGTCGATCCGATACGGCAGGATTTGAGCGCCCTGCACCACCAGCCTATCGGCCACCGGACGCACATCGTCGTCATTCAGGTAGGCGGCCACCGTTGTCAGCAGCTCGGCCGAGGCCGTGCCGTCCCCTTCCAGGGCCAGCACCGTCACCTCGACCACCGCCGGCGACGGGCTTTCGGCCGTGGCGTCAGCCACCAGGCCGGACGCGTTGCGCGCATGCAGGATGTAACTGTTACGGGGGCCGGCCGTGGTCAGCCCCTCATAGACCAGCTGCACCCGCTCGCGCAAGGCGTCATCCGCCTCG